GAGGGTGTCCAACGAATGCTACTCGAGGGCTTCGACAATACGCTCATTCCAGTGGACAATTGGGCGATGTTCGCCGAGAAGGGCGGGGTTAAGGGTCAGGTGGACTGGTTACCTCTCGAGCAGGTCGTCATTGCACTGCAGCGACTCTACGAGAATCGAGAGAGTATCAAGGCGCAGATCTATGAACTAACTGGCATTGCGGACATCGTCCGGGGTGCCACTAAAGCATCGGAGACGCTCGGTGCCCAAGAGATCAAGGCTAAATTTGCATCAGTTCGCATCAAGGACGTCCAAGATGAGATTGCACGCTTTGCGGCAGAGTTACTTCGGATCAAAGCCGAGATCATGGTCAAGCACTATGATCCCGAAATCCTCATCCGTAAGTCCAACATTCTTCGAACTGATGATGCTGCTCTGGCTAATGAAGCTGTCGAACTTCTGCAGTCGGAAGAAGGATTTGAGTGGCGGATCCTAGTAACTGCGGACCAACTGGCGCAGACTGATTATGCAATGGAGAAGCAGGATCGGGTCGATCTGCTTACTTCGGTGTCTGGTTATCTCGAGAAAGCAGGGACCATGATCCAGGGCATGCCGCAGTCGGCCCCCCTCCTGGTCGGTATGCTCAAGTGGGCTGTGTCGGGGTTCAAAGGAGCTCGAGAAATTGAGGGAATGCTTGATAAAACCCTTGATCAACTGATCAAGCAGCCGGAGCAACCGAAGGGGCCGTCGCCAGAAGAGATTAAAGCGAAGGCAGAGCAAGAGAAGATGCAGGGCCAGATGCAATTGGCTCAGCAGAAGGGTCAAATTGAGATCCAGGGCAAGCAACAGGAGCTCCAGATAGAGCAGCAACGGGCCCAGATGGAAATGCAGATGCAGGAACGCATGAACCAGATGGAAATCCAGATGAAACAAATGGAGCTGGAGTTCAAGATCAGAGAACTCGAGCTCGAGGAACGTCAGGCACGCGAAGAGTTCGACATGGCACGAGCAGAGGCAGCGCTCGAACAGCGTACTACGCTCATGCAGAGTCGAATGAACATGCAGGCCCAGGCACAGCAACATCAACTCAAGCTGGCTTCATCCGCACAGGAACACAAGCAGAAGCAGAGCCAGATGGAAGACGAGGCAAAGTTTAACAACGCTCAACGCAAGAAAGAAGCGTCGAGGCCGAGCAAATGAGACGAAGTTGGGTTTACGTTAATGGGGTAGCCTATGAAAAAGGTACCGAACCAAGACACGAGTCATTTGGACAGGGCCCGGCTATTATGCCAGATGCCCCCGACTTCATATCTCCGATCGACAGGACGGTGGTTAGGGGGCGAGCGGGTATCCGTGATCACTGTGCTCGCCACAATGTTGTTCCGACCGCTGAGCTCAAGGGTCTCCCAATGGGTATCCAGCCATCCGCACCTGATCGAACGGCGATTCGACAGACAATTATAGACACGATCAACTCGAAGGGATATAGAGATGCCTCCTGAAGACGAAGTTAGTCTGCGCGACACCATCGAGGCGGCTGTCGAGCAAGAAGAAGCTAATGTTGCAGAAGTTCAGACTATTGAACCTGCACCACCCCCTCCGAAAGAGGATGCCGCGCCTGTGGTGGAAGGTGCGACTACTGAGCCGCCTGTTGAAGGTCAGAAGCGTCCGGATACTAAGGTTCCTGTTGCGCCGCCCGGACAGACGGCGCCACTAGCCGAACCAGTTCCAAAGGCATGGAAGCCCGCCGCTCAGAAGGCGTGGGAAACCTTGCCTCCTGAAGTCAAAGCTGAAGTTACACGACGCGAGAGAGAAGTTACAAGGGTCTTTGGTGAAACTAATGTAATGAGGGAACAGGTCAAACAATTTGGCGAACTCATCAGGCCATTTGAGGCCCGTATCCAATCTGTAGGTTTTACGCCATTACAGGCAGTGCATGAACTCCTGAAAGCGGACCATATCCTGATTACTGCTCCTGCAACTCAACGTGCCAAGTTTATGGCGCAGTTGATCAAGGAGTACGGGGTAGACATACGCGAACTCGACAATGCATTGGCCGGACAAGAGCCAGTCGATCCAGTAAGGTCTCAAGTTGAGACCATGCTGGCTGAGAAACTCAGTCCTCTCCAGTCTTTCTTGGCTAATCAACAACAGATTGCACGGCAGCAAGATCAGCAAATCCAGCAAGATGCGTTGGCTACCATAGATGCAATGTCACAGGACCCAGTTAAGTATCCGCATTTTGAACAAGTGCGGACGGACATGGCGGACGTCATTGAATTGAATGCCCGCCGTCAGGTATATCTCACGCCGGAACAAGCGTACCAGCGTGCGGTAGCGATGAACCCTGAGTGGGGCGCACAAGCGGTCGCGCAACAACAGGCTGGTCAACGTCTCTCGCAAGCCCAGGCACAAAATGCCCGAGCCCAGAAGGCGTTGAATGCCACAGCCTCAGTTACTGGCGCACCGGGTGGCTCACCCGTACGTGGGGGTAGTCAGGAAGATATGTCACTTCGGGACACTATCGAAGCAGCGTTTAGTCAAGTGGAGGGTCGGTAATGTATCGACTCATTAAGCGCCTCCTCGGGTTCACACCACCCGAGCGCGTCAACAAGACTACACCCACTCTTCGTATTGCCCGGAATGATCCAGGACAACCACGCACACGACCCACTGGTGGAGAGGTGAAACCTCGTAAACCGGTCCCAACACTCTAGGAGAAATCCATGGCTTTTGCCAATAGTGCAATTAGCGACATCATCGCTACCACGATCCAGTCTCGTACGGGACAGATCGCGGACAATGTGACCAAGAACAATGCGCTCTTGATGCGCCTTAAACAAAAAGGCAACGTCAAGCCCTTCGGTGGCGGTAACGTCATCCTGCAAGAGCTGAGCTTCCAAGCCAACGGTAATGCCGGCTGGTACTCTGGTTATGACCTGCTCCCGATTGCGGCGCAAGACGTGATCAGTGCTGCCCAGTACGACATCAAGCAAGCTGCCTGCCCCGTCACCATCTCGGGCCTGGACCAGTTGCAGAACAGCGGCAAGGAACAGATCATCGACTTGCTCGAAGCCCGCGTCAATGTGGGTGAAGCGTCGATGGCGAACATGCTTGCCCAGGGCATCTACAGTGATGGTACCTTGTCTGGCGGCAAGCAGGTTGACGGCCTACTGAAACAGGTGTCACAAGCACCTGGTACGGGGATCGTTGGCGGCATCGATCGCTTGACCTGGACTTTCTGGCGCAATCAGACCTTCGATGCCTCCGCCGATGGTCCTGGTGCTACTACGGCAGCCAACATCCAGAGCTACTTCAATCGGCTCTGGGCAAGGCTTGTTCGTGGTAATGATCGACCCGACCTGATCATCGTGGATAACAACTACTGGGGCTTCTACATGGCGTCCCTGCAGAACATCCAACGATTCAGTGACTCGGAGACCGCAAAGCTCGGATTTGTGACGATCAAATTCATGGACGCCGATGTGGTCCTGGATGGCGGTATCGGCGGTTACATGCCTGCGAGCGTTGCGTACTTCCTCAACACCAAGTACATCCACTACCGTCCGCACCGTGACCGCAATATGGTCCCCCTGTCGCCGGGTCAGAGGTACTCGGTTAACCAGGATGCAGCGGTGCAGATCCTGGCGTGGGCTGGAAACCTGACGATGTCTGGTGGCCAGTTCCAAGGAGTGATGTTCGAGTAAGTCTTGGGCGGCCGGTGGACCAACCGAGGACCTGCCGTCTCACTCCTCCCGAGACGCCTCTACCATTTGGCCGCCCACCCTTTAAGGAGAATGAAATGCCTGCTGGACTTCCTGGCGCTACCGCCGCTGAAAACCAAGCTAACCCGAGTAAGGGCGCTACGGTTATCTTTGATCTCTTGTCAGGTCCAAAGGGCTCACCCTTTGACAATGACAAGGATTACTACGCAGCCACTGCGGTCTTCCCCGCGTCGACTGGGGCCGTTGCCAACCTGAACTGCTCGACAGGTGCTTTGAGCACGGGTATCGGGTTCGGTTCACCTCCGATCTTGAACGCCTTGCAAATCGCCAACGGTGCCGGTAACAACTTTGATGATGACTACACGGTCGGGGTGAGCACGCCTGATCCAACGACACCGGCAGTCAACTCCATATACATGTATATTGGAGGTGGCAAATGCACCAAGAACGTCGATGGTCTTGCACCGCCCGTTCCCTTCACCGCTGGTTTTGGCGTTGGTGCTGCTGGTAATGGTGGTCTTACCTCTGCTGGCGGTTCACGTGACGCTGGTGCTGGTCCGGCCTACACCGGATTCCGTCTCAAGACCGTTACTGCTGTTGGCGCTGTTGCCAATGGTGCTGTTGTTGAGACCGGCTGGGTTAATCGCTCGGGCTCGGCTCTTGTGGCAGCTGACTCGGTCTTCGGTCTGTCCTCAACTGCGAGTGCCGCAGTGGTGTAAACCATGCTCAACCATTCGTTGTTGACTTTTGACAGTCTCGGGCGTATCCGGTGTACGCTCGAGGCTGTCGATGCCGCGCATTTCAACGGCGGCACCCCCGTTAAAGACGGCTTGCTTTGTATCTCGTTGCTAGAACCAGAAAACTACCTCGGTGGTTTCGGGTTTAAGTCTGCAAATGTTTGTAGTGAGCAAGCTCTCAACCCTGATGGCAATGGGCCCGTTGTTGGTGGAAATGGTCAAGCGCGTATCAGCGATAACAATCCTGCTTTCTGGTATTGCGGACTTCCATTTACTGCCAATTCTGTGCTAAGCGCTGTTGTTGAAGGGGTACCACCTGTAGATACAGGTGCGTACAATCAGGCCTTTAGTGATGCCTTTGACGTACTGGAGCCATAAATGCCCCGCAAATCTATTGCTGACCTCCTCGTCCAGGCAGATACTACTATTGCTGACAATACAACTGGGGACATCAGTGCTGGTGATGTTCGAGATTTGCTCAAAGACATCATCGATACCTTTAAACCAGGATTCGGTGCTGTTGGCAATGATCTTCATACGCTAGTTAATCTGTTCACTACGCCCGTAGTGATCCCTTTTGATACCTTATTGGCGGTCACAGCTGATTTCACTGCCAATCTAGGTGCTGGTACAGTTACACGCAATGCCCTTGGACTGACAAGCACAAATACCCGTGTCACGTTCTATACTGACATGGCTACCCAAGATGGTAGTGAAGTGGTGTTCAGTCTTTATCGTGATGGTGTCAATGTACCTGGAGGTACGACGGCTAGCGGGCGCGGTCTCGGTAACGTCGTTGAAGCATCTTTTGAGATCATTAATGCTCAGCCTATAGCAGGTGATCCCGCTTATGAGATTCGTGCCTCCAAGATAACTGGAGCTGCGAGTAACGTTGAGCTGTCTAATACACGGCTCATTTGTGAGGTAGTCCCAACTTTAGGAGTTTGAATGCTAAGACCGTATTACACCAGCTGGTTGGTTGCCGCTGCGTGCTGACCCACAACTACTAGGAGCACCACCATGCCCACACCACAATATGATGGCCCAAGTTTCGAGGAGGATCACCAGTATGATGGCGACAAGCTGTTGTATGTGGAATTCTTCGTGCAAGCCGTTGAAGACAAGCCCAAGTCTGCTTTGGAAGGTCGTCCGATCTTCCGTGAAGTACCAATGGTGAAGATCATCACCCCCGGTTCCCGTGACGCGATGACCACTCGTGCCACAGAGAACTACCAGCGCCGCTTCCCGAAACATTGGGAGCGGTTCCAGAGGCAGCTTGAACAAGTCATGGACGGCACACCGTTAGACCAAGTGCCATGGTTAACTGTGGGCGTGATCGCTGAGCTCAAGGGAGTGAATTGCTTCACCCTCGAGCAACTTGCTGGCATGAGCGATCAGCTTGCCAGCAAGATGATGGGGATGCATGGTTTTCGCCAAAAAGCGAAGGCCTTTCTCGACGCCGCATCAGCAGCGGCCCCCTTCACACAAATGCAAGCAGAACTCGAACAACGTGATGTAGAGATCGCCGTGCTGAAGCAGCAGGTCTCTCAGCTCTTGGCAAACCAGACAGCGGCGAAAGCTGTTGCTACAGCCTGACCCTACGGGTCGAACGCGCCTAGACGAATCTAGGTAATCTTGGAGGAAGTTATGAATGCTCCGTTTTTTGCTTTGATTGTACCGATGGAGGCGCCGCCTAGCGGTGGTCAGCCACCTGGTATTTGGGGACCATCCGATGGTCGTCCTACGAACCCAATTGCCGGTTGGAATCCAGGTACGGGTCAGTTTCCGCCGTACCAGCCGCCGTACCCGAGTCACCCGATCTACGGGAACTTCCCGCAGCATCCGATCCACTACCCGCCCGGTACGCGTCCCCCGGGTCAGGGCGGGCCAATGCCTCCTCAGCCGGGTCAACCGCCTGGCATCTGGGGACCGAACGATCCCCGCCCGACGAACCCAATCGCCGGTTGGGATCCTAGCACTGGCACATTCCCGCCGGGACAGGGTCCTGGTGGAGGTCAACCTCCCGGCATTTGGGGACCGAACGACCCACGCCCGACACTTCCAATCGCTGGTTGGAATCCTGGCACGGGTCAGTTCCCGGAAGGTCCAGGCAGTGGCGGTGAGCCCCAGCAGAAGTTCGAACGGAAGGTCGGTTGGACGGAGCAGACCGGTTGGGTCGTTGTCTTTGTGCCCGCCGAAGGTACGCTCGTGCCGACGCCGTCTACAGAGTCCACGGGTACAGCACCCGTAGACACTGCAGCAATGTAAGGATTCGTCATGCAATACTGGTCTGCTCTGGGCATCATTCAGCAAGTAGCGGGAGAACTGGGCCTTCCGCGGCCTGATACTATCGTTGCCACGTCTGATGTTCAGGTAAACCAGTTGACGTCCTTGCTGAATGCAGCTGGCAATGAATTGCTCACATTCTACACATGGGAGCAATTCATCCATGAATGGTCTTGGCCTACTGTTGATGGACAAGCTTCATACCCGCTGCCTTCAGATTGGCTTTACTTCACTGATCAAACTCAGTGGGATCAAACAAATCACTGGCCCCTCCTGGGACCGAAATCAGCGCAGGAATGGGCATGGCTCAAAGGCGGTTTAGTCGCAGCCGCGCCCAGACTACGTTACCGCGTGTATCAACAACAATTCTGGCTTCATCCAACGCCTGGTTCGGATTCCTTCACCATGGCGATGGAATACGTAGTTAAGAACTGGGTTGCAAAAGCTACGGATCCAGTTACTTACGATGAACTAGTGGTGGCAGATGGTGATCGTGTGATGTACCATCCATGGCTTATCATTAAGTTCCTGAAGCTGAAATTCTATGAACTAAAGGGGTTCGATACAACTGCACCTAGTCAAGATTTCATGCGTGTGTTCCAGTCGATGTCTGGAAAGAGTAAGGGCGCGCCTATATTGAACATGGCGCCTCGGTATACACCCGCACTAATTGGTCCCTGGTCTGTTCCAGATGGATCATGGAATGTAGGACCCTAACATGGGACAGATGGTAGCTAACTTATCTACCTCCCCCTCACCGATCGGGGGACTGAATGCCTATGACAATTTGGCTGCTATGCCGCCAACTGATGCGTTGCGCCTTGCCAATATTGTACCGCAGTCTTTCGGGTGTACAGTTCGTAAGGGATACCAGCTTCATGCATCGGGGCTCGGCGGCCCTGTGGAATCCCTAACTACCTGGGTCTCGCTTGCAGGTGCGCGGAAGATCTTTGGCTTTGCCAATGATAGCATGTTCGATGTTACCACACCAGGACCGGTGGGTGCAGCTCTAGTGACTGGACTAGGTAATGCCTTCTGGCAGTACGTTGGTTATGCCAATGCAGCTGGCACGTTCACTCTCATGTTTAATGGGGCCGATAACCCTATTGTTTATAAGGCAAGTGGTGTAGCACGATTGACGCTGGGTGATGGCATTGTCGCAGATACATGGGCCGGTGTAAACCCTGCTACCATTATACAAGCTACTGTCCATCAACGACGGGTCTGGGGAGTCGAAACTAACTCAACGAAGGGTTGGTACCTACCTCCTGACAATTACTATGGGGTCGCAACGTCGTTTAACTTTGGACCATGGTTCAAACGCGGCGGCTATCTTGCGGCACTGGCTACGTGGACAGTTGATGCCGGCGGTGGGTCGGACGATTACCTGGTTGCTATCTCTTCTAATGGAGAAGCTGCTGTCTACACTGGTTTGGATCCTACTAGTCCTAGCACCTGGAGGATTATTGGGGTATTTTTCATTGGTTCTCCGCCAAGGGGCCGACGCTTTGTTACAAATGTCGCAGGGGACCTCTACGTTCTCACCCTCACAGGGGTTGTTTCCATGGCAACTGTAGTGACATCGACGCAGGTCAATGTCAATGCAAATAACACCTATAGCAAGAAGATTGCCTTCTTACTAAGCGACCTCTTAAACACCCTCCGGGACTTCGAAGGCTGGGAGATAGAGTTCTTTCCTGCTCTAAACTTCCTGTACATCAATGTACCAACCGTATACTCTGGTGGAAATGGCCAGTTGGTGGCTAATCACATTACCACGGCTTGGTGCACGTTTAGTGGAATGGATGCTCGATGCTGGTTACGAGCAGATGATAACCCGTTCTTTGGCGATCCAGATGGCAATGTACAACGCTCATGGATCAATGACAAAGATGGTGTTGCGCTAGACGGTACTGGCGGTACGAACATCCTGTCATCGGTACAACAAGCATACTCTACATTTGGAACACCCACGGCTCAGAAGCAGATCGGCCTGTATCGCCCTAACTTCCTGGGCACACGCAGGATCATGTTCAACTCGTCGGTCCTGTATGACTATAACCAGAGACAGCCCCCCCAAGCAGACGGTTCAGTCATCCCCACACCGTTCGCCCATTGGGATGAAGGTCTCTGGGATACAAGTCTCTGGTCTGGGGGTCTGAATGTTCAACGAGATTGGCGATCAGCTGAAGGCATGGGCACAGCTGCGTCATTAGCCCTAGCCCTATCTACGGACTCCGAGTCCACATGGGTTAGTACAGATTTTACTATGCGATCAGGGGGTCCATTATGAAACAAGCTGGTGGTGGCGGTGGAACTGGCGGTTACAGCAAGAATGCAGGGGCAATGCCTCCACCTACAGGCGGGCCTACGATGCAAGCTGCGCCTTCGAATCCAATGCCTGGCGCTGATGGCGCGGCTGCGGCACCGACTCCACAACAGGCCCAGAACTTGCAGGGCATGCTCGGTAAGATGCAGCGAATGATGCCATCCCCTCAAGGTGGTGGCAGTGGTAAGAGTCAGGCACCCCCTCCACCTGGTTATGGTGGGGCTCCGACGTCACAAACTGGTGGTAAGAACAGAGCAATGCCGCCACCTGGTATTGGTGGCCCCGTTGGTGCTGGACAACCGCCTGGCGCTGGTGGTCCTGTTGGTGCTGGACAACCGCCTGGTTCTGCTAAGTCAGCTGCCATGCCTAGACCAGGAGCACCTGGTAAAGGAGGTCAACAAATGCCTGCCTTTAATGGTGCAGGTGGGTCACAGAACTGGCAACAGCAGCGCATGCAGCAAGCACTAGGCCAGAAACGCCAGAATTTCCAAACTAAGCAAACCAATGCTGCAGCTACTAAACAGGCAGAGGCCCAGGCTGCAGCCCAAGCAGACGCACTACGTACCCAGCAGGCACGGCAACGCCAGGCAGATGAGGAAGCTAATTTGCAACGGATGTATGCCATGAATCCGTACTCACAGAATCATGACAGTCCGGGGGCTTGATGTATGTTCAATTTGATAATCAGGAGCATCTAGTCACTGAACTTTGTAGACAAATAGGTCTGGTGCCCACACCGCATATGCGGGCCATCGGTCGACTGGATAATGCAGGTAAACTTATTGGTATAGTTGGCTATGACAACTGGACTGGTAAGTCGTGTCAAATGCACATGGCAGGCCAAAGTGGCTGGCTTACGCGCGAGTTTATACGAGTTGCTTTTAGTTATCCTTTCGATCAGCTTAATTGTAACGTCGTCATTGGAGTTGTATCTAATGATAACAAGATCGCCCTTGATGTTGACCTTCGTCTTGGGTTTAGGCTCGTAGTAACAATTCCAGACGCTCACCCTGAAGGTGCCCTGCATATTTTGACTATGCGGCGTGATCAATGTAAATGGTTGGAGAAAGCACATGGGAAAGAAATCAGGCTCTGCGCCACCGCCACCACCTGACTACAAGGCTCTTGCTGTAGAACAGGCGGGCCTTGATAAGGCTACGTTAGACCAGCAGACCCGTGCGAACCGTATAAACCAGTATACCACTGGTGGTTCGCTCGAGTATTTCGAAGATCCTGAGACTGGTGACTGGTCCTCTGTGGAGACAATGTCTCCAGAGCAGCAGTATCTCTACGACCAGGACATGTATCGGAGAGCGGCTCTTGGCGATGTAGGCATGGGCATGCTCGGTCGTGTCCAAGATTCTGTATCTAACCCCTTTAGCATGGAAGGGATGACAGATGTCAAGGGCTATGATACTTCTCAATTGCAGCAGTGGGGTGCTGTTCCTGGCCAAGGTCTTGGTGAATACGGCAACTTGGATTATAGCTCTCTCGGGGAAATGCCGGATGCTGGCTTTGGTGCTGTTGAGGGAATCCAAAAAGCAATGATGTCCAGACTCGACCCGGGTTTAACTCGGGGACGAGACGCAGAGATTGCTCGGCTAAAGGCCCAGGGCTTCAATGAGGGTGATGCCGGCTTCAATACCCAGCTTCAGCTCCAGGACCAACGTCGCAACGATGCAGAGCAACAGGCTTTACTCGGGGCTGCTGGTGAGTACGGTAATATCTTTAACCGTGGCATGGATAAGCGCAAGCAAGGCGCTGATGAGATATATAAAACAGCACAGTTCGGAAAGGATGTCCGGGGTCGCCAGTTCGACGAACAACAGCAGGCAGCGGAGTATGCCAATGCGCTTCGCGGTGAACAGTTCGGTGAACAGGGCGTTCTTCGAGGCGCGTCTTCAGATGATCGAACCCGGCAGATGAATGAGGCACTAATGTCACGCCAAATGCCATTGCAGGAACTTGAACGCTTCATGAGTGGTGTTGGTGGTGCAAATCCAAGCTTTGAACAATATAGCCAAGCAGGACTTGGAAAAGCAGCTGATATCTATGGTGCTACCGATAAGGAGTACCAGGCGCAAGTAGCTGCTAATAATGCCAAGAATGCAGCAGGTGCCGCGAAGACAGCCGGACTCATGAAACTCGCTGGTTCAGTCGCAGGCTCGTTCTTCGGACCTGTTGGTACTGCACTTGGTGGTGCACTCGGTAGTTACCTCGGAGGTGGTGGTAGCAGTGGTGCTGGTACTATCTCTGGTGGTAGTGGCTTAAAGATGGGGTAATATATGCCTATCACTGACTACGAATCAAGAGCTGACAAGAATAAGCGTGCCCTAGCGCAGGCAGCGGCACTCCGTCAACAAGCTCTCCAGGAAGAGATGGAAAAGGGACAGATGGTCTCAGGGCATTACGTTGCCCCTCACTGGACGCAACAGCTGGGCCCCCTTGTCAATAATGTCCTGGGTGGTATCACCGAACGAGGCGCCCAGAAGGACCAGCAACAGCTCGAGCGCGACATTGAAACGGGCCACAATGAGTGGATGGGTGGTCGCCCACAGGAGCAGACCCGAGTCCTGCCAGGTCCTACTGAGACAGGCGAACCCCTTACCGAGACGACAGTCCCCACACGGCAACAACAGATTGACTGGGCTTCTAAGGGTATGAAGAACCCCCTTAGCAAAGCTGTTGCTGCGAAGTACCTCGAGGATCAACTCATACAAGATCCGATCAGAGAAGATGCACAGCGCTTCAAGCACATTGAAGCAGAAGAGGCACGTCAGGGCAGGCTCGATTTGCAATATGAACAGGGTCGCCAGAAACTTGCCGAACTGGATCTCAAGTATGCCGATGCAGGAAACAACCGCAAGCTCAAGGATGAGATTGAAAAGCAACGTAATGCTACGAGGATTAAGGTTGCTGAAATTGAGAACGCTGGTCGAGTAAAGGCAGCCGAAACCAGAGCAGCAGCGGCAGGGCAAAAGACTGGAAAAGCAGTTCCAAACACTGTTATCAAGACGATGACAGAGGCGCAGCAGAGTGCTAATGGTTTGAGCGAGTCCTTTGCTACCTATGACGCCAAGTACGGTGGAGTAGGCGGCTGGATCGATAATGTTTCAGGCACCTGGAATCCCTGGTCAAGTGAAGACGCTGACAAGGCAGCGAATTGGTGGAAGAATTACGAGCACCAGGCTGCTCTAGTCCAACGCCATGCCATGTTCGGTACTACCCTAAGCGGTGGTGAGCAAGCTGCATGGGGTAGAGCTACCATTAAGCCAGGCATGAATCCACAGACCATTCAGCAGAACCTCCAGGAGCGTGCCAAGCTGGCTGCCAAGCACTATAACGAACTGCGTCGGATCTATGGACGAGCTGGTTATGGAGCTATTCCCGAGGCCTTCGATGAGGTCGGTGAAGACTTCGAAGCATTGCCTGGACAACAGCAACCAGTAGTGCAGCCGCCCCCGCAGACTCGGCAACAGACAGCCCCACCTCCACGTGTAGCACCTGCACCTGCACCTGGTACCCAGCTTAGGCCCTTACCCGGCGGGTTTACGCGAGGCTAGATATGAAGTATAAGTACAAGTCTCCTGAGGGCGAAAGCTTCACCATCGAGGCTGGGTCCCAGGACGAGGCCGACGAGCTTCTAATGTCCCATGTTGCAAGGGACATGCAGATACCTGCGGCACAGCGTAAGGCTGAGACCAGGAAGCCCGTCGTCGTTCCCCCCATGAACGTCGATCCCGCTGAGGGAATGAACGTCTGGGAAAAGGGCATGGTCGGCATGGGTGGTGGCGCCCGTAACGCCTATCTTGGTGCTAAGAACTTCGTTGGTCTAGGTGACGAAGAAGAGCGCGAAGAGCGTAAGGCCTGGAACAAGAGCAAGGAACATCTTGGTGTTGCAGGCACTATTGGTGAGGCTGTTGGTGAAGGCGTAGCTACACTCCCGATTGGTGGTGCCGTTGGTGCTGGTGCTAAGGTCTTGACTAAGGCCCTCCCTTGGGTAAACCGGGTTGGCAACGTTGGTGGACGGGTGGCAAATCTAGGAACACTAGGGAGGGCCGCCACTGAGGGGGCTGCCTCTGCTGGGGTAGTAGGTAATGCGGAGGATGACGATCGCAATGCCAGGGACAGAGCTGATGATGCTGGTGAAGGTGCAGTAGCAGGCGCTGTTGGTTCAGGTGCAGCTGGCGTACTGGGCAAAGCACTTGGTACAGCTGGTGGTTTAGCTAGTAGTGCCTGGAGAGCCATTTCACCAACAAAGCGTGGTGTCGAGCGCAGAGCCGCTGAAACACTGCATAAGGAGCTTGGCGACGAGGGGATCGCTGAGACTTCTCGTCTCATTAGACAGGCATCCCCCTCAATGTTACCTCAGAGTACAGCTGCCATGACGGGTAGTCCTAAGCTCGCAGCGCTTGAACGAGGGGCTCGTAACCGTGGAAACTCAGACTGGACGTCTCATGATGAGAACGTCTATCGCTCGGCTTGGAATGAACTAACTGGTACGCCGATCGGTCACCAGTCGCAGGCAGGCGATGTGCTTAAAGAGACGTTCTTGCGTAATGGGGTTGTGGTGACGCCGAACGTAGTAGGCAAGGACATCGGTTTCGAGGTACCCCAACTGGAGTCACACCCCCTTAGACAGGCTCTTGGCAAGTTGCAACCAGGTCTGACCCAGGTCGAAGTCGATCGGGGCAAGCAGATTGCCAATGAACTAGGTAAGCACGAAACAGCTGCCACTGGTCCTGGTCGGGCGACGCCTGATACACGAGGTACTAAGGACCTCATTTCTACAGGTCTTGCCGTTGCTTCTGCAGCTAAGGGCTCGGTAACTCTCTGGAAGGTCCGCTCTGCCTTTAATGCCATCACCGGGCGTGAGGGTATGAAGACAACTAAGGTCATTGACGAGGCCCTTATAGATCCAGATAAGTTCATGGATCTAGTCCATGTCATTGAAACAAAGATTAGTTCTGGACGTCCGCTTAGTCAGAGCGAGGAAATACTTCACCAGATCCTGTTGGGCGCAGGCCGCCAAGCAGCCGTAGAATCAACGCCTAAGGTACAGTAATGCCGCGTGACTCAGGTGGAACCTATACCCTGCCGGCTGGTAATCCAGTCGTAGACGGGACCGTCATTGAATCGGTGTGGGCTAATACTACGCTGAACGATGTTGCTTTACAGCTCAATAATGTCTTGACCCGGGATGGTGTCCTTGGTCCGAATACGCCTGTACTGTTTGTCGACGGTACAGTTGCTCTTCCGGGCATAGCCTTTGCCGTACAGCCAGGTACTGGCATGTACCGACTACCACCAAGCACATTGGGCGTGTCCGTAGCGGGGGTGTCTCGCCAGACATGGGCCCCCGCACTCACAACTATTGTTGGCGATGCTACTATTGGTGGCAATGCGGTAATAGGTGGTACTGCAGCCATTACAGGGAATGTGACGCTTACAGCTGGGATAGTTGCCACGAACTTTAATAGTTCTAGTGTAGAACCGATTACACTTACTAATGCTAATGCATCTATTGTCTGGCGTGTTGGAGGTTCAGAAGAGCCGCCGGGCATGTACATCGGTCGATCCGGTGCGGCAACCATGACGGTCAAGGCGGCCGGCGGGGTCGTCTTCACCCACGCGACCCGGAGTATCGAGTTCCTGGAGAACGGCTTTTGTCCAGCCACAGCCTCGACTCTGAATCTCGGCACCGATTTGAAACCCTGGCTTGATCTGTTTGTTTCTAGCAATGCATGGGTATATAGTCCCTCATCTGGTGCAGCCCAGGGTTTTCGCATTCAGACCGGTGGTGGAACAAGTCTAATTGGGCATGATAACAATGCTGGAACGGGCATAATGACGCCTAATCCAGGTGTTACAGCTCTTTGTTTGGCGACCGCAAATGCCCGTAACATTGCATTCGGAACAAATAATGAACTGCGAGTGGTGATCAGCGCTTTGTCACCAGAGGTACAGATTGGGCATGCCAATGCTGTTGGACCGACCCTCATCCTGCTCGGCAATACCGGCGGTCGGCCGAACCTGCGATTCAATAATGGTGCGCAGACCTGGAACACGGCACTCAAGAGCGACATCGGCCAGAACTGGTACATGATTTCGAACCCATCTGAGTCGGTGGGGGTCTACATGACACCAAGTGCTCCGGGATGGAATAACATTAGCGATGCCAGGTATAAGACCGCATGGACCGAGCTGACACACGCGCTTGACAGGGTCATGACATTGCATGCTGGGACCTTCAAAAGTACACTGGATCTTAAGTTACCCCGTGATGTGGGGTTGCTTGCCCAGGACGTCTATGATGTACTTCCGGAAGCAGTTAGCACAGATGATCCGAAACGCCTCGGACTACGCTATACCCACATAGTGCCGCTTCTTGTTAAAGCTATACAGGAACTGGCTGTCATCACTGCGGGTAAGCGCCTACCAGGGCCTGCTCGTACTGCATAGGAGCTAATATGGACGGGTTCAAGCAGACACGCAGGCGTAAAAAGGGGGAGTCGACAGCTCCCCCTCCAGTACCACCTGAACCTCCAACCTTAATGCAAGCTAACCGCAAGCTCACTGAAAGGGAGAAGGCGAAGCAAGCAAGCGCGCTTGCTAGGCTGCTGCGGTCTTAGCTTTCTGGCTACGCCGGATGCCATAGCCCAGCAGAATCAACCCGATACCTGCGAGTGCCAGGCTATTGGGTTCTGGCACATCGTTTCTCGGTGTTGCCGACAAGTAGGCCCACTCCTCGAAGCCGTCAGCTGTTGACGCCGAACCTCCTGCCTGGCCGAAACCAGTGCCGAAGATCAACCGGCTGTCCATCCCCACACCGGCGAACTCCACCACAGGGATAAGCATCGACAGGTCGTAGCCGAGGCCGCTACCTGCAAACAACGTACCGTCCATGATGATTTGGTTCGTCGGCCCCATCGCATAGATGAGTGATGAGAACAGGCCATCCACATCCCCGAGTGAGGTGACGTTCTGGTTCGTCAGCAGTTGCAAAGCTGCCGACTGTGCGTCCCAGATCCTGATCGTGTCAATACTGATCAGTTTGTCCCCCACATTACTGGGTTCATTGGTATCCAGGAAGAACTGGTAGTAATCAGTTCCCCCCAACGACAGAATCCCCAAATCACTTCTCGTGAAAGTGTTAGTGAACGTGTTGGCGTTGTCACGCTTGTCATCCAGTGGGAGCAGATTGACCTGGGGGATGTCGGTCGTCACTCCGAACTCCACACCATTGTTCTGCGTACCCAAGAACGGCGTGATCGTCCCCGACCCGATGTTACTCAGGTTGGTGGGGTTACTGTAGATCGTCGTTCCTCCGCTGGTGTCTGTAGCAAAGGAGCAGGTGCCATCCTTTGCAAGTAAGAAACAAACATCAGCTTTCGCCGCTGGAAGCATGGCCATCGCTCCCAACGCTACCGCTGTCATCAAGAATTTCTTCATGGCATTTCCTTACACGGACTCACTGCACTACCGGTGCAGCAACGGGACCAGGCTGATCAGGCCCAGACACACTTTTGCGACGCTGCTCCTCTACCTGCTTATAAACCTTGTTAAAGGCATTATAGGACCGGCTTAGAGGCAACGCCGCAAGACCATCGAGGATGACCGTAGCCTCCTCGTCAGCGACTTCAAGAATCACTACTATCATCATTGTCTTCTTGTTCTTCGTCGTCCTCGTCGAACGCCGCGATGCGCTCTTCCAGGCAGACACTGTACTCCTGCATCGCCGCACCCTGCCGGGTCAGGCGATCCTGTTCTTCTTCGTCTTGCTCCTCGAATTTGTCGGATTCAATGAAGTTGTTGAGCTTGATAAGCTTATTATCAAGGTCAGTCTTCTCTTCTACCACGCGCTTCTGGTACTCTTTCATAATCCTAGTTCCCTTAACAGTGATTGGGTGATTGTGTAGGACTTGTCGGCCATGAGGTTCATGATCGACGCTTTGAGACGCATGTTCTGGGTTTTTAGTTTCAGGTTCTCTTCCTCCAATCCTTTGATCCGTTCCAGAAGTCTCCTCTCCTCCGTCCACCCTGGATTCTTGGCCGGAGCATTAACAATGCGGTCTTCCGCATTTTCCTTCTTAGTTCCCCAAACTAAATTAGACCGGACGTTGTTTGCGGGGTTATCGTCCTTGTGGCGACAAACTTCGCCTGGTTGAGGGAGTCGATCCCAAGCCATGAGGATCGCACGATGCACCAGTAACGCAGGCCGTGAGTGGGATCGAAGCACGTAGATATGCCCAGAGCCTGCAACTCGGACTCGAGCTGGGCCACCGTTTTCTCTGATGTCTCCATTCTCGGTTACCTCGAACTCAGGAAAGCCTGGGACTGTTCGCCAAACCACTGTACCTGAACCAGCATCGACTTGCTGTTTGCCAGAGTCGCTGAGCGGCAGGTTCGGTGAAGTCTCCGTTGGCAAAGACAATGTTTCGGCATCCTGTATTGAGGAGGAGCTTGGTGCATCGCATGCAGGGGGCGTGAGTGGTATAGCAGACATGGATATCATCCGGCGTATGACAAGTTAGAAGGGCGTTCTGCTCCGCATGTATCGCCTCGCAGAGGTCAGACCCCCTCGGCGCGTACCTACCTTCACAAGGCTTCTCCAGGCAGTGTGTCTGTCCCCTTGCATTACCATTGTAACCAGTACCAATGATCCGATACCTGGTGTCAACAAGTACGCATCCAACTGCCAGCTTCGCGCAGGTTGCTCGTTGAGCCAAGACATAGGCTATCTCGAGCATGGTCTGGTCGATCGGTGGCCTACCGATCAAGGGCATCCTCCAAGAGCTTAGCAATACCTTGATTCGGGGGAACCCATCCAGCAGGTTTAATGGCATCGACATCGTTTCCTCTTGTCGTTCTACCGCGTACCTTCTTCATGTTACAATTGTGAACATGTTCGAAGATCCTATCCATCGGTATGCCCATTTGCCAGGCAGTTCCGAGTGCAACGTAGACGATGTCAGCTAGTCCATCGGCTGCTTCTACCATGTCACCTTTGATAGCCGCGTCCGTGAATTCGCCAACTTCTTCGAGTAAAAACCTGGTGCGCTCGATAACCCACGTTGGGCTCACCAATGTCGGAATCGCAGGGAAGTCCTGACCTAGGACGACTTCATGGAAGTCACTGACCTGTTTAAACATTGAATTCATAGGGAATGACCTTGTTGTATAGATAGTTGCGAATCTCGATGTTCTCAGGCTTGAAATTAAGCACGCCTGATACCAGCAAGGTGTACTCCGGCGGATCGAAGATGGTGTGATCTTTCATTACCTCTTCGAACTGGTCAATGTGATTGGCATAGATATGCGTGTCACCAAGTGTAAAGTCCAGAGAACCTGGCTTAAGTCCTGCCTCCTTCGCTAGTAGTACTAACAGAGCTGAGTAAAGTACAACATCACTAGGAAGCCCCAGTATAACGTCCACAGAACGCATGAAGACCAGACAATCCAGCGTCTCGTCGTCATTGACATAATACTGCGCCAGTAAGTGACATGGAGGCAAACATGCTACGGCGGTAGGCGAGAAAGTGGTTATGACGTGACGCCTGCTATGGGGCTCGTTCTGCAGTGACCAGATCAGGGCCTTTAGCTGGTTATAGCCGCATTCGTCCCAGTCGACCCACTGAGCGCCATAGACCTGGCCGACCTCCATACGCTCAAGGGGTATGCCTCTGTTGCGGGGCCATGCCTTAGCGTTGGCATCCCAGTAGTTACAACCCCACTCTTTGAACTCACCGACAGTTCGGGCCCCCCTCACGAAGGCTGCAAGCTCGCCAAAGACACCTCTGTAGAAAAGGCGTCGATGAGTAAGAAGCGGGAACCGATCCTCGCGAAGCTCGTCAATGGAGAGGGTTGTACTGAACAGTGACTTAGTGGCACCGTTCCGGGTGTCACGCGTCTGCCCGAATACAATGATGTCCTGGACTAGTCGCAGGTAGTCAGCCTCGTATGCCATCTGGATCCTTGTCGAGGTAGTCGAGGGCAAAGACCGCGTAGTTGATCAAGTCGATCAACGTGTCATTGACTGTCTCGTAGTTGGGCATCCTGCCTGATTTTGTGATGGCGACCAGGCGTAGGGTCTTGGTGTGCATCATTTGAACATACGATGGCATGCCATACGGGAAGTAGGTATGCAGCCCCACTTCCTTAGCGTCATCACCGTAGTCCTGAGCCTTCTTGGCTACCAGCTCCATTGCGGGGCCGATTAGCTTGAGATATTGTTCTCGATCCATGGGATCTCCTTAAACCCGCGGGACTGTCACTCCCGCGGACCAGGTTACATCGACGCCGTGTTGACAGCGGGCTGGGGTTGCGTCTCGACTTGCGTCGCGGGCGTAGCAGTGGGTTGACCACCGTTCGCCGCAGCTGCCAGAGCCGCTTGCTGTGCTGCTGCCAGTTGGGCCGCTTGTGCAGCCGCAGCCTGTGCAGCTGCCGCCTGGGCCGCCGCTTGTTCGGCTTGCTTCTTTGCCGCTTCAACCGCCGCGTTCTCGGCTGCCGTCGCCGCGTTCATCAGTTCCTGCGCCTTGGCACGCAGAGCGGCCGGATCAACCGCCGCCTTACGCTTGCCCAGGTTCGGGTTCTTCAGAGCCGCCTTGTAGTAGGCGATGCACGAAGGCGAAGTCTTCGCAGTCGGGAAGGACTCGCGGACCTTCGTCAGAACATCAGCGGTAGGCATGCCGGCTTGCAGGAGCTGCTTGGCGAATTCGCCAATGCCCTGGTTCGGACCGCGCTTGCCAACGGTGCTGTACTTGCTAGCACCATCGGTAGACGCAGTACCAGCAGTGGCAGCTGCAGCAGCGATGGCCATTTGCTGGTCAACAGTGAGAGCGGGTGCCGTAGTAGCAACAGCGGGCGTCGTGGTGGACGGGGTATCCATATTTCTATTCTCCAGATCAGTGATTGCAGCACGGGCGGCTGCTAGGTTTTTGAACTCGGTTTGGGGACCAACGCCTTTACTTGGTGCTAGGGCATTGTAGTGAGCAATGAGTTCAGACATGCTCGCTTTCTTAAGATCCATGTAACTCTCCTGGTATTCACACCCTGATGAATTTCCTGGTGTGAAATTCATTATATCACAGCCAGTGCCGCCGTGTAAAGCACTTTTACATTTCGTTACACTTTAAGCTGCTGGAGCGCGGCAAAGACTTTATTTTGGGTCAAGTCCTTCTCTACCAGTACTTTTGCCACAAGGACGTCAATCGTGCTCTCAACTGTCAGAATGTAGTTCATGACTGGCTTAGTCTGCCCCTTGCGTAGCAACCTTGCTATCAGCTGGATATACTCCTCGAGATTGTAAGTCAGCGAGAACCAAACCAGGTTATGACCGCCAAACTGCAAATTCAAACCTAGAGCTGCTGCACTAGGTTGTACTAGAAGTATCGGGATACTGCCCGTGTTCCACTTCTCAACTGTTGCCTGTAGCTGGTTCTTAGTCATGCCTCCTTTGATAAACAGAGCCTCTGGATACGCCTTGATCAAACGCTCGAACTCGTGTTCAAATTGGTACGCTACCATCAGAGGTTCACCAGCTAGTTCTTCCACTAGTCTGTCTAGCCCCTCGATCTTCGCTGTATGTACCGTGCTCCACACATGGTTCGTACCTGGGTGATATACCGCACCACCAGTGAACTGGCGTAGCTTCGAAGTCAGTACCCCCGCATTCGCCGCAGTCACAACCCCCATCTCGAGGGCAATGATGAACTCGTTTTCAAGTTCCTTGTATAACTTCCTAACCTTCGACTCCATCTCTATTGGCCGAATGACATCCAGAAGAGGCGGTAGCTTCAGGAACTCGCCTGGATCCATGTACATACAGATGTCTTTGATTTTGTTAACCAGGCGTGTGGCTGACTCGTCAGAGATGTAGTAGCGGTACTGATCCCAGGGCTTCTGATAGAAGTACTGGCTTCTGAATTTGGTGATGTACCTCCCGAGTCTTTCGCCTAGGTCCAGGACCATGACTTGACCAAAGAGATCAAGAAGTCCATTCGCTGCGGGGGTGCCTGTCATGCCCCAGCGGAAGATGAAACTAGGAAGCAGTGGCTTCAGTAACTTGAATCGCTTTGATTGAATGTGTTTAAGACGAGTAAGTTCATCATTAGCCAGTATGCTAAAGTTATGCCCGCGTGCGAGTAGAGGAGCTGCCCATTCAAGAGCATCGTAGTTAATAACAACCACATCATTGGAGTCATCCATCAGGATCTGCTCGCGCTCCGGGCCCCGAGCTAGGGCTACTTTCATGCTCGCGAACTGGCGCCACTTCTTCGGCTCTGCCATCCACGTTGTCACTGCCGCTGTAAGAGGGGCTATTACTAGCATCCTCGCAGACGTAGTTCTCTTGGCAACCTTGTAAGTGTCTACTTGTAATTTTGCCGCCAAGACAATAGAAGTCTTGCCGAAACCGGGTGGCAAAAAGAGAGCCGAACCAATACGGCTCGCTAACCACTGGACACCTCTACTTTGGTAGTCGGCGGGGACCCATTCAGGTGGGGCAAAGCCCTCAATGATAGCAGCAATGCCAGGAAATGCGAATAGTTCTCGACTACTTCCACTTGAAAATGCATCGACCTCAGCTGTGAGTGTATGTGCCTCTGGAAGTTCATCGGCTCCTCCCCCGGCCTCTTGAATTCGATCCACGCCATTCGGCCGTTGGGCGCTAGGAGCATCCGGTCCGGGTACCCCTTGCGTTTCTCTAGCTTGATTAGTAGACATCCATGTTTCTCCGCTATCTTAGTACAGTTATGTTCAATTGAACCTTCGAGTGGTCTTACATTCAACTTGCCCTCACAACGTTAGAATTTGCAGGGTCCACCTTTGCTCTTCGAGTAGGTGCACCATTTACATTCGCGGCTGGGTGATTCGACCCACACCTCTGTATTGTAGATCATCTCTGCGGCATTCTCATACTTTGCTTTGAGCTTTTGTAACTCATCGGCCTCGTATGTCCGTACATAGCTATCATTCTGATCAATGAACCAGAACTCAGCTATTACCCTTTTAACTTCAGGGTGCATCGCCAAACCAACGATGGCATACAGTTCGACCTGGTCTTCTGAGGGGATGCGATACTTGCCTGACTTGAAGTCAATGACTCGCAGAGTCTCTGGGTCTCTAAGTATCTTGGCATCCATCTTAGCTCGGAGCCAGGTATCCTTATGGAACCAGTCAGGCAGCACCTTCCAGTTCTTATCCAGGCCTATGGCTTGTTCAGCCGTGAAATTGCCTGACTTCAAAGCATCAAAGGCTTCCTTCCACTCTGCTAGTTCAGATGGTAGATCTGTGACCCAGCCTTGTAAGTAGGCCTCGATGGTCTCGTGCATGTCATTTCCCCGCGCCATGGCATCATTACCAGGCTGTGGTAATTTCTGGATATACTGGTACTCGAACTGCTTCTTGCACTTACGGAAAGTGTCGAGTTTAGACCAACCCCAGGGGGCTTCGAACTTGGGCATTACAGCTCCGGCGTTATAGTGTTGGTAGGCTTCATGCCCAATGCACGAGTACCACCACCCTTGGTTTTAGCAAAATTAGGCCCCTCAGCCAGATCAACTACAATCTGGTATCTTAGCCGCTCCGCAAAGGCTTCGGTCATGGCATCACCCAGTTTTGTGGGGGTGGTGCCGATGTCGACCTGGGCTACTAACTGGTCATGTACTGATAGTACTAGTTGTCCTTCGTTCTTTTCAACGTAATTCAACATAGCTAACTTTGTCTGTTCGGCAGCTGAACCCTGGATCTTGTAATTGACGAGCTTGTACTCGTATGTCATGGTACGCTGACCATTGACTCCCGGCTTAGGCGAGTCAGTGACATACTTCCTACCATTGATCGTGGTGATCGCATGTCCAAGTTTTTTGCCCTGGTCTGTAACTGCTTTCGAGAACTGCTTGATCTCTGGCAATGCCCGAAGGTACTGTGCTTTGATGATGGCGGCTTCTGCAACTGTCTTACCAATAGAAGCAGCTACCCGACCTACTCCTGCACCATACAGTACTGCGAAGCCCAGGGTCTTTGCCACTGGCCTAGTGAGTTGTGCGATGTCCGCAGCTATCTGGTGAATGTCACTAGTAGGATTAGCCAGGATGTGTTCAAGTAATGCCCCACCAGCAAAGTGTGCCAGTAGGCGCATTTCCTGCGCCTGATAGTCACCCCCTACAAAAGTCTTTCCAGGATCTGGTATAATGTATTGACGGATTTGGGGGAGGTCGAACCCGATTTGGTAGTCATCGCAGTGCTTGAGTCTTGCGAGGAGCTGTTCCCATTCAACAGGTATGTTCTGGAGATTTGGAGAAGACGAGAGACGGCCAGTACGTGCGCCTGTGTCTGTGTAGTTGCGGAACTGATTCCACTTGATGAAGAGTCTGCCATTATCCTGAAATTGTCTATGCCATGGACCAATGAATGTCCGTAGGCTCGTTGCAAGCGCGCCACGGATAAGAAGCTTAGCTAAGACATCCTTATCTACGCTCTGAATAGCATTTGTCAGTGAATCCTTAGCCACCGACCTGGCGCCTCCTGGTGTAGGGAAGAACTCTGCAAGGGGGTACTTAGCCTGAATAGCGTTAGCCAAATCTTCGTTAGAATCAATGTCAAAGACCTTTCCAAGACGCTGATGGATTTGGTCATCCAGTTCGTCCATCTTGAAAAAGTAGAAGTCATAGGCTTTAGCTAGACCTGCACCATCTAGGTTAACACCCCGTTGCTCCATCTCATAGATATGGGGCATCAACCGAATCTCGAGTTGCTCAGAATCCATTTGGACGCCCCTCTCCATGAAGCACTGGTCCTTTGTCTACTGGTGTAGACTTAGGTTTATAAGGGGTCAGCAAGTATGGAACTGTTCTCCAAAACTTGTGCAGCGCCGCGCATCTAACGATGTCGCCCTTAGCGTAACTCGCCACTAGTTCCCAGGGTGCTTGCCAGATATGTGCGCCCCAATCAGTTGCCTTACCGAGCCCGTTTCTGACGATATAATCCCGTACTGCGTCACGTTCCACAGGCGGCATGCCCAAGGGTCCTTCACATATCTCCTTAAGGGACAGCGCTCCATATGGATTACCCAGAAACGTGAGGAGCATGGTACATACTGTTCTGGGTCCCCATGGCACTCGAATATTCCAGTGCTTCTGGAGTACAGCTGCATCGAATGCCAAATTGTGTGCGATCCAGACGGTGTCGTCAGCACATGCGAGCTCTCTAACAGCTTCCATGACTGATGCTTCTTCACAGTTACCCCCATTCGCATGCCCCCAGGCAAGATAGAACGTATCGGTAGCTAGAGGCTGACCATCAACCATAATGGCTAAGCCCACCGGTCTAGGCGGGTACTTTGGCAGTACGTCTATCTCTTTGGTTTCAAAGTCGAAAACTACTTCTCTCATCTTAATCCTTTGTTCTAGACTCACTCAAGCCTAGGAAAAAGGCCCCTGCCTTAGCAGGGGAAACTTCCGGTCATGGCAACCGCAGAAGTCAACCGGAAGAGCAGAACTAGCCTCTAGGGAAAGGCAGCGATATTCCTCCAAAGAAGATCCCTATTAGAATTAGAATGAAGATGATCGCAATGATTACCTGCGCAACCTTGCCGAACGGCTCCGGTAACGGTATGATTGATGTAAAGATCCACCAGATGACACCGAAGATCAGAACCAGTATCAGTAGCTGAATGAGCAAGTTGATCACGTATACCTCGAACGTTGGTTATTCCAGTTGAGGGTACGGGCTCAAGGCTAACTGGTAAGCCTCTTCCTGCCTCTGGAGAAGCAGCGCTCGATCAATGTCAGGGGAATGCTCTTTGATGGCCAGGTGAACCTTGAAGAAGGTCTTCTTGTCTTCGGTCACCGACATGGTACCGATAAACTCGCCGCTCAAATGCCCTGAGTCTGCACAACGCCCAACGTAGTTCTGGATCGCTGACAACGAGGTTACCGGAACTTTTGCCGTATACAACGGAGCCGTCTTGAGGGGGACGTTAGCCGGCGCAACGATGACACGTGCACCTTCGCGACAAGCTTTGCCCTTACCTGGAACATTCGAGCCAGGTCGCGGAGGAGCTGTACCCCACTTGTTCTTGGCGCAGTCCATGCATGTGTCCGCTTGAGGATCAGACGCATCCGGGTGGGGTGAGCCGCTATCCAGAGCGTAGCAAGCCGGGACTTGTGCATTGTCTGCATCATAAGGACCGTCGTACCAGGCACGCTCGGGGATCGCTGCCAAGACACGGCAATCGATCTGGTTGTTTGGCACCGGGTTGCCGTCAACCTTGAGGTTCGCGTTCTTGAATGTGATGAACGCACCGCTTGTCCGCAATGACTGCGCAGCCTTGGCTTGACGCTCCAGCTGTTCCTGGATCCTTGCTTTGATGACATCTGAACTTTCAACTTCAGTTGACATTAGTACTCTCCGTTTGTTCAGTCAGGTCCCACAATGCTATAAAGTGGAACAACCAATTCCTCTGATCCTTGGTAAGGGCTAGGGTTCTGTCATTATACAACTCCTCCGCGCAACGTTGTGGAAGGGACTGGCCTTGCAGCCAGCCCTGTAAAACCGTCGATAGCAACTCGGTCATGGCCAGGCCTTCGGTTCTAAACGCCTCTGTTGTTCAATGGCTCTTGCAACTCTTCTAATTTGGTTGCGAATACTAAAGAGTGCCCAGAAGAAGAGAACAGTTGGCAACAGCATGATAACAAACGCAATGATGGCACCAAGCGTATAGCTATCTTGATTTGACATCAGACACCCCGCGATGCCTTTGTCAATGAGATGTCAACGTCCTCGACCTTGCTGACACCAGGAACTGTGATCCCGTCATCGTATCTGGCACGCCAAGCCGTAACTGAGACACGCTTCTGAACCAGATCGAACTCGCCAGTCTGCTGGATGTACTTCCAGAGCTGATCCCAGTCTTCGACCAGGGGAATGTTCGAAACCTTGATACCTGCTGTGGCAACAGCCCCGCTTGCCTTTGTGAGTCCCATACCTGCGAGCATCTCGAAGATGTTATTCCGCATCTGGACTTCTTGTTCTTTTAGCTCCTTGACTCGACGCTCAATGCCCAGGCGCTGTTCACGCAAAGCATACAAAGCGTCAATGTGTGCACCAATGTCTTTTGGATCAGTCATACCATTTTCCTTTGAACCATGTACCTCTAACGATTTAGTGGCACGTAGATATTATACCACGGAATTGTCTCCGTGTAAACCTTTTTTACACTTTGTTACTTCTACGTAGGTCCACTTTGTGGATTGACAATTTCGAGCCAGCTAAGATGTAGATGAATTAGATTAATAAGGTCATGAACTGCAGCTTCTGGAGTACGACCGTAACCAATCGGATCCCCAGGTTCATAGGATGCAGTTACAGCCTCAAAGGCTGCATATGGAAATGCCATAGAATGACTGACCTTTATTCTGCCATCGATCATGCTCATTAGTGTTTCTCCACTGGGTTTACTGCTATACCAGCCGCTCGCGCATCTTCCTTAGTCGTCAAAGCAATCATGAAGCCCTTGCTATCCTGCCCCTCGAGGAGAGTCAGCCCCGCCACAGCATCGAGGTCTGCTTGAGAGAAGTGGATGATTTCGTCGCCATGACGTTTCACCATTACTGCCAGGCATGTCAATGCGAAGTTGTTGTTCGAAAGGGCTTGTTCGTGGGGGATGATAAACTTCTTGATCATGGTTGACCATCCAGGAATGATTGAAAGGTTGCGAAGCGGGGTGCATCAATGGACCCGTAGTCAAAGCACTTGTATCTGCACTGTCTCATAACACAACCAGCAGGCATAGCCCAGTGCCTGATGCGTTGATCTGCAGTCATACGCCCTGGACTCAACCGAAGCGGGTCCCCAGTCGACAAGTCAGTTGCAAGGATGGTGCCCACACGACCAGCTTTTCGCATGTTAGCCTGGTGAGTCGATCGCTCTATGTACCCCAGAGCATTCGTAACTGCTTCATTGTCGTTGATCTTCCCTTCCTCGAGCCCTGTGATCAGCGCTTCACCATCTCTGAACCGCTTGAGCCTGAGTAGGATCTGTTCGTTCAGTGTGCTACGTCCTTGCTTATACGGGCCATCGACCCGCCGCAGCATCACCCCCTCGAATCCTGCTGCGAGCGTCTTTCGCTCAAAATCAGCCAGTCCTGAAAGCGTATGGATAATGACTGTCGGAAGTTTAATGATTCGCGGGTCAACTGGGTAGTCGTCAATAGACTTGAGGCGAAGGGCGTAGGGAGTGTGAGGCGTGAGGAAAGTATCGAAGACCCAGTATGTGAAGTCTGGTGTACCTTCGATAGATGAGACACCGGAGGTGGTACGATTGAAGACGGCATCACCTGAAGGGGGTCCGACGATGAGCTCACCGTCCAGGCCGCTGTATTTATGATGTCCCAGAACTTCTTTAATGTATCGGTTCCGTATAGGTTTGCCATTCCTGGAGATGGGAACACCGTTCTCGATAATGCATCGGATGCCATCGAGTTTAGCAGATCCAATAACGGGAAGCCTGAGTAGTGATGTATCATCGAGTGTCTGCGCCAGTAGTGGACGAGTCGAGTTTGCGGTTTCCATTAACTACTTCCTTTTAACTATGAAACATGTGAACATTACTTGATCGTTAGTTATTAATCCAATATATTGCTCCTTATGACCTTGTTTAAAGTCCATTTGCCCTCCACGTTTCCGCACTCTTTCAAATGTATATGGAAAAGTTGGTGACACGTTTAGCTCTGAGAACTTGCGTGAAATTTGATCAATATATCTACCATCACCTGATTTGCCTAGTTTAGCAGCAACAAATGCAGCTGTTATAACTGCTTCACCAGTGCGCAAATATGATACATCATCTATATCTAAATAATGCTGTATTGCATCTGTTAAATAGTCTGAACGGTAATGCTGGATATTTAGAAGTTCATTAGGATTAGTGATATGCTGGTGTTCATTACGTAGCTCTTCAGGCATGTCTGACATTTCAAGATGCAAATCATACCAGTTAGTCGCTTTAATCGCATCAAATCTAGCAACAACTTCAGCTAGTAATTGCAATTTTACTTCATATTCAAGACGCTTGATCTTACTGACATTCAAATATAGCCATCTTCTTGAACCAGTTCGATCAGTTAATTGATCAGGTCTATTTGTAGTTCCAACGAAGATATAGCCGCGCGGTGTAATTGTGTTGTTCTTGGCATAAGCGACGCGGTATTCATCAAATTGTTCTGTTATGAACTGTTTGAGCCTGTCACTAGATGTCTTTCTACTTTCGAAGATTATCCCTTCGCTCAGATCTACAACTAAACTAGAGACAATAGTCTGCTTAAAGGTCCGATCATCACCGCCATTACTTCCTGGAAGATCTGATATAGCTCGGTAGAAATGGTAGTCGTCAAGGACGGCTAGCTGTTCAAAGAACGTAGTCTTACCGATTCCTTGTGGACCATTAAGGATGCAAACTGTATCTACTTTACATCCTGGTTCAAGTATTCTCATGACTAAGGACGTAAGCAGGATTCGACCCCACTCATTCGCAAGCTTAGGCATGTCTGACTGAAAATACTCGCTACCCCAAGTTTCAAGACGAGCAACACCGTCCCAAACAAGACGACTCTTAACAAAGTCTTGAACAAGATCTACTATGTTTATGCCAGAGCTAGTTAGATCTGAAAAACCTCCATTAATGGCACTAGCAGGATAACGGGGGCTGATGTCACCCTGGAGATAATGCAGGGCTTTAGTATGCAAAGATGCCATTGAAATAATGGACCGATCTTTGTCTATGAAGCCAAGTCGTTTATCTTGAACTACTCCAAGAGACTTGAAATGATAGGCAATGAGCTTGCTAGCATTTAGCTCATTTAAGATTAAAGAACCATTAGAACCTACACTACAATCAAGTTGAGTGTAAAGAAGAGTACGGTTAATCGCGAGCTTATCAAATGGAACTAGCTCGAGATGTTCGAAGCAGGCTTTCGGATCCTGGAAGATCCAATCGTCGACCCCTTTCCATTCTGTGGGGGGTCGATACAACTGCATTGAGCCGTTGAGGGCTTCGATGCAATTATTCAATGTCAGAGCTGCACGCCCGACATTCTTGTTATCTATGACATCGCCATCAAGGATGAGATGCACTCGGCGACCTGGTGTTATCAGGATCTGGAGCTTTTCAATGAGCCGGTACTGTTCGTTCTTCTCATTCTTCGTAACAGCATTCCAACATCCACCAATGCCGACTACACTGGCTACATCCCAATACTTATATACCGCTGCTGCTTTCTTTTCCCCCTCAACAATGAACAAATCGCCTTCATAGAGTCTAGCAAGCTCGGTCTGTGGAGGTATCCAGATGTCTGGTTTAGAATTGGTAGTCGAGATGTACTTATCTCGTTCACGAGCTATACGGCAACGCCAAAGATTGTCATTGTCTTTATAGGGAATGCAGTAGGCAGCAGCACTATATTTAGTACTGGCAATGGGGTAAGCTCCCATGTCTAAAGGAACTAGCCCAGACCTGGCTAAATCGGCGTGCATAAAGCCGCTACTCTCGTTATCCCATGGTGCTGGAGGCGGTGGGGCAAAGAGTTGAATAGTCGCCACAAATTTTCCTGGTATATTCCTGGCTTTAAGGCGGAAGCGGAGGGTTGGTTAGTCCCTCCGCTTTTGCTCCGCTGGTGCAACCAAGCACCTACCAGGAAAACGATACCCATTGCAGGCATCAGATCTATTATAACACACAGAACGACTTGGTGTAAAATCTATTTACGATTCGTTACACCTCGTCTGGACGTGCTATGTAGACCACCAGTGCACCAGCGTTGCCGCTAGCAAGATGCCAATCACAATGGCCAACATCACACCCTTTGCCTTATCCATTAGTTTCCTTGGAACTCCAGGGCAACGCGTCCGTCGCCAACTTCATGGCTGCCACAGTCCCGTCGAACTTGTGAGCAGTTAGCACCCCACAAATTGGAGATAACCGGATCCCATCCGTTCATCCAATCGCCATGTGAACTAAATCCACCTGGCTTACTTGGTTCAGTGTTCTTATAGACATCGCTCGAGAGCGCCCATTTCTTCATCTCATCAGGATTCGCCGGTACCGCGTATTGGATGTGATAGCTGATGGCAACAATGACTTTTGGATGAGTATCTGGACATTTGTATTGGCGTTCTGGTGTACCCGGGGGAATCGTATTGGCCACCGGAAATGCCATATGGGACTTATGGTCTGGACTGTCCAGGTTCACACCATCCCAGCATTGTGGGAAGTTGATCACCTGCCACATCTGGTCCCCCACAGCGCACCAGTCGGGAATCTGTTTATCCGTACGATCAGCAGGGATCGGCCGATTGTACCCAAGTGCAGGCATCAGACACCCGTAGCTGGTATTCCAATTCGTCCCACTCGTGGCTTTCGCATCCCCTGTCACCATCCTTAGACCCGCAGGAAGGGGGGTGATGTTCGGGAACCCGATCATGTACGACCAGAGCTGTGTCTTGTAATACACAAGATTTGATCTTGGCATGATCGCCTTGCCCGTGGCCATATCCACCATCGTAGGCACCCAATAACCCGTGGCGTTGATCATCCCTCCCCGACAGGAGGAATGTTGGTTATTAAGGCGGATATTTTCCGGGGTAGTGAACGCGTTGATGTTGACCGCCCCGAAGAACGTGTGCATGTGGGCTGCACCTGGCTGTCCTGGGTTAACGATAGGATCATCTCGTGCCATCTTCGTGACATTGCACAGAGTCCGAAGGTCTCCTCCCTTCTCCCAATCACCTGGTTGTGCAGGCGGCTTTTGTGGTCCAGGCGCTGACAAGTACTGATAGTTAATGCCTGGTTGGAACGTAATGCCATCGATGTTGACGGGTAAACCCGCTCCATGATCGGTTGGTGGGGGTTTAACTGCGACCTGAGGTGGGCCTGTCCAGTACTCACAGGTCTTGACAACTCCCACACGGGGGTCACTGCCAAAGAACTCGTTGGTACATGTGCCTCCCGCCTCGAGTATTTTCTCGATCCAGAAGCCTGTCACCCCATATCGGACCTTCTGAGGATATACGGGAATGACAAAGGCCTGGCCTTCATTAGCGACGAACTTCCATTCCATCACTATCTGTCGCACTACGTCCTGCTTGTTGACCAGGACCTCCACCCTCCTGTTGGTGTTCGTGCTACGCCTCCCGATCGCTACCGTACCATCTACTGGGGTGTAGATGATCACTTCGTTTGGTGCTCTCTGGGCATGTGCAGTACCAAACGCCATGGCAATTGCAACAGACAGTGATGACTTCTTCATACCTCTCCAATACTACGTTATAACATCGATGATCATCTCGAATCCCTCACTAAACTTCGGGGACTCGTACTTCGCATACAGCTCCCTAGTTACGTGCTCCGGTACATATCTACCTCCTTGTTTGTGTCGTTCCTCCACCATTGCTATGCACTTGTCCAACTCAGTACCACTTAGATCTATGCAGACCTTCGTGTACCATACAGGGGCCTGTTTCAACCGCTGTACTCGATTGATCTGCTCCATGTTAGTTTGATCGATGATAACACTGATACCTGTCATCACCGCTCGATTCACCCAGTGATCTAAGCGCACCATTTTGCCCTGACCTGGCTTAGTCCGAGGATCCAGGCTGTCCGTACTGCAAATGACAATCGGCTCAAGATGCAGTGACAGCTCCCTGGCCAAAGTTGTTTTTCCAGATCCAGGTATTCCAACCAGGACTATGAACAGTGGGGCCCGAATCCGGACCAGAGCCTCTATCATGGTCTCAGTATGCAAGTTCAGATGCATCATGGTACCAGATGCTCCCAATCGTAGAAGGGGGTACCATCGGGCAGAAGGATCTGGTCCTCACTGTAGATCTTCCAGGTCGGATTCGTCTCGCGCTCGTCATACAGCGCACAGGCCAGGATCACTTTCTCCTTTGCAGGGTCTTTCCACGGCCACCGGCAGGTATCGCAGTCCCCCGCTTCGTAGACATGCATCAACAGACTCGGGTCTGTATCCCCGTCAGGTCCACCAGTTGGGTAATGGAGCCGACCACCGATGTTCAGCAGCTTGATTCGTTTGATCTTCATGCCAACACCTTCATCGGCTTTGCGACTTGAACCGTTGCCGAGGTTCTATCCTTGTTCACTGTCACCCAGGCTACATCCACATCCCGGACCCGATCCGTGATCGTTGCTCTGTTGTATCCGTCTTTCACCACGTGCCTCATGGCCGCCAGTATTGCCCCCTCCCGGGTTTTACTGTATCCGTTAAACGCACCAGCATATGTTGTCTGAAAAGGTCTGCTTCCTTCATATCCTTCGAACCTGCTACGTCGCACTTTGAACTCCCGTTGCCCTGCCTGGAAATAGACAGTAGATTGCTGGTGGTGGCCAGCAAGGTTACTGCTTACGTTTGGGGGGCTTGATGCTTTCCATGAACTTCTTGTCCTGCATCAATAGTTCCACATCGTGCTTGGCCTGTACCCGAGTAATACCCCGGTAGTCCGCCCATGCACGATATGGATCCTTCCCTTCTTCTAGTGCTCGTTTAACTATGTGCGCCAGGTGATTCAACTACCTCCTTTGTTGCGTTGGTTTTTCCTCCCGCTCTCCAGATAACCTTCGGATCCCGCACGAACTCGGTCGCGTAATACCGTGTGGGCAAGTCATAATCCAGACCCCAGCACTCACGAACCCCCTCGTAGTTCGTGTACTCAGTGATCAGCTGCACACGGGGGTCATCCATGTAATGACCGTCATTTGCAATGATCTCGTCTACCAGTTCTTTGCTAGTTACTGTGCTCATTTTGACTCTTCAGAAACAAGGGGTGACAACTTACAAATCACGTCTTTCAAATTAGTCGCTAGATCTAACTCCTTCTGTGCTGTGAACTGCATGTCCAAGTGGTACGCATTCCAATCTTCCTTGGGACAAAACTTGCCTGCCGACTCCCAGGTCAGCGCTTTGACCTCCTTCAGTTTATCATATGCCTGGCACCAACGACTGTACACCATGCTCGCAAGCTCGAGCCTGGTCCTTGCATTCAGATCTACTATCATTTTCTTTCCTTCAATGGACGGGCCGGGCATTTATCCCAATGACGGGAGATGCCTAGCTTGGTGTAAAAGGATCCGCAAAAGCAGCAGATGACATATGGATTTGTTCCGCTGCGACGAACGGGGTTGACTACCTTGGTTTTGATCTTCCCGATCATATTTACTCCAGACAGTCGTCAGTACAACCACATTCGGCATCGGTTGTACACGTTGCCTTGACAGCGTCTGAGGAAACCCACGCCGTTGTACTCCCCACAACTAACATGAGGAGAACAGTCAGCACCATCATGATGTGGTGCCTGGTCATCTTAGACCTCGCAACAGTCGGAAACCGTATCGCCGCCATACGTTGAGGTGCACACTTCCCAGCGTTGCACTATCTCATACAAGACGCCAGGCGCTGGCGGCTGCGCACGTTCCTCTGCAGTCACATACGGTGCAAAGCGTATGCAGTTGCCAAAATCATCCGGGGGAGTCGTCATGGTCCTACCTTATAGAACTGGTTGTCTGAACTGTCCAACTGATACTTTTGGCCTCGCCCTGTTCCCAGGCCAACGCCGTTCATACCGTGGCATATTGAACACATGTAGCCCCATTGACCACCGTAGGTCCGGCCGTCTATGAACGTCTTTTTTATCTTATTATGGCACAGGTCACATTCCTGGGGCACCTTGCTACCCCACTTTAACTTCAGTGTCATTTCTGCTTTCCTGATTGTTTCTGAGCTTTGTCTAAAAGTTTATTCAACCGATTAATTAACTCGTCTTTGGCCTCCATTTCCTTGTGTAATTTGAACAAAACGAACCTATAAGACTTGATTTTTTCAACCATCTCAAGCTTGGTCATGGATTCTACAGGCTTTGAGGGGGTGTATGTTGCCATGAGAGGGTTGAAGTTTTGTGAACAATTGCTGTGCAACAGATATTATAACACTTCAAGAAGTCCCGTGTAAAGCACTTTTACATCTCGTTGCATCTCTCTGGGCGGGTACTGCGAGCGATGCGCGATGCACTATGGGGGACCATATACCGGCCTGGAAGAGTTGTATTATCTTATGTGTGTGTGTGTTTATATGTGTTTCACTAAGACATATATTAATAAAAAAATGTACAATAGGCTATATATAAAGGTCGGACGTGTTTCGTGCGATCGCGTGAGTTATGTCGCACGGCCAAAAAAAGACGGCCGAGGCCGTCTTTTTTATCCGCAGTGACCTTTACTTGATCAGCTGCGCGAGTTGCTCTTCGCTCAACTGGATCGTCTTCGTGCTTCCGCGCTTCTCCGAGGCAGCAAGCAGCCCCTTCTTGCGCAGATCCGTTTTGTACCACGCAATGCACGCCGGCGTTGTCTGAGCATTCGGGAACACCTTTTGCACAGTGGCCAGGATCTCCGCGTTGTTCTTGTCCGTCTTGAGGATCAAATACCGCGCGAACTCACCAATGCCGAACTTGTGCGTCTCGGGCTGCTTTACCACTTCAGGCACCGCCGGTTCCTGCTGTTGCACCTCGGGCAAAGCGCTCTGCTCTTCGCTCGTAGCACCTTGCTCAACGTTCTCAGCACTCCGCTCTGTTGAGTTATCAGCCCCCTCAACGGGCGACTCGCTTTCCTGGTTCGTCTGGTTCTGTTCGTTGTGCTCTGTAACATGCTTCTTACCCATGACTTTCTAACTCCTAAGTTTGACCAAGGTAGAGACAAGGACTATTCCCTGTCTCAAAGTCTATTATAACGCAAAAGAACAACTTGGGAACAATAATTTACAAACTGTTACAATTTGGAAGATCGGATGGAAATCCGGTAGGCCGCACTCTCCGCCCAGTTCCGCCCAACTTGTTGAAACAAAAGAAAACCAGGCTCTTCGAGCCTGGTCCTTTGTTCTAGGTCAACTTTCGTTGACCTAGTCTCTCAATTACTTACAGAGTTCATCAAGTTCATCTTGAGTCAAAGCAGCATTGTGCTTCTGTGACCTCTTGGCATCAATCTTGCCTTCCTTCCTCAATTTAGTCTTGTACCATGCAACACAAGCCATCGTTGTGTTACATTCAAACTGACTGTGAACAATCGCAAGAATCTCTTTGTTGCTTTTGTCACTGTTGAGAATCAAGTAAGTGATGAGTTGACCAATGTTCATAAAAACTTTCAAAGTTACATAGTTGTGAACTGTTACATCTGTTACATTCTTTACATTTACTTCATTCACTCTCCTTTCATTTAATTTTCACAGTAAAGATATTATAGTTCATTACATTTTGTTACGTACTAGGTAAAGTACTAGTTTTTCTTAACTGTTACATTTGTTACAATCCGTTACAATTTGAGGAGGGCGGTGGGGGGCTTCAGGGGACGGGCGGCCGGCCCAGCGCATAGAATTTTTCAAAATACTCCACCTAGTATATACAATGATATTCGGACCAGCCGGCCGAGCCTCCGAATCGAGCCACGAGTTACCCACGTCGTGTCACATCAGCCCACATCGCGTTTTTTTCGTCAGTCAGGCCTAACGGCTATCGTCCGATTTCAGGCTGTTATAATCCGTTATAATTTTCCAAGCTTTTTGATATATAAATGATCAGGGTTACAGCATGCCTTGTTGCCACAATGATGTTTCACCCTGCTACCACCAATTATCACCCCCTTAAATACTATAAATGCTAAACGGTGCATTAGGGTTGTGATGGTTTCATAGGCTATGCTATAACCATAACCAGTTTTCGTTAATCTATTTTTCCAAATCCAACACTCACTTACCACATTGATTCGATCTAAGATGTAAATCTGGATCTCTGCGCGCTCAACTGGTGTCATGTCAGCCCCTTAAAATTCTATTATATCACAAAATTCTACCCGTGTATATAAATGTCACACTTTGTCACACATTTTACATCTTGGACGTGAAATTGGATTAACACTGGCCGGTGATAGTGCGTTATAATATACGCAGGCGCATTTGGGACCAAAAATGGACCATCTTCCTAGCTTGATACCACCTGGTCCTCCGAGGTTTCAGGCCCCCGTCAACAGCCTGGGGAGTGAAGCAACTCCGCAGCAGGTTAACCGGCAGTTGCGAGAGCTGTTTCGCGAGGCGTTTGACTCACTTGGAGGCGCGAACTGGCTCATTGAATTCGCAGGAAAGAGCGATCAGAATGCTCGAGTGTTCGTTCAAGCGATTAGCAAGCTCCTGCCTCCGGCAAACGATGCCAAACAGCAAGGTGGGGTGATAATCGACGTGCCATGGCTCACTTCTACGCGCCTTGCATACAAGCGGCAAGGGGATGAGGAAATAATTGACGTACAGGTGAAAGGACCTGACAAGTAATGGCAGCCGCTCCAGGCACAAGACGACAGGCCAGTCTCGTTGAGGGTCTACGTGGTCTAGTTGATATGGGTGCGTCCACCCTTCGGGGTGGAGTTGCGAGCACTCTAGGTGTGCCTGGTGACATCGGCGAGATCATAAACAAGTTACGGGGCAAGGAGGACAGTCACACTTTCCCCACAACTGAGGATTGGAAGGAGAATCTCCCCGCAACAGGAGTTAAAGGGGGTGATGCCTACGAGTCAGTGGGTGAGTATGCGAATCCGTTGACCCCCGCTAAGAAACTGGCGGTAGTGCCTGGAGCTTTGGAAGCAGCTTCGAAGGCTGGTTTGTATGCCGGAGCATTGCGCAAGGACCTACTACATAGTCACGCCACGGATGCTAGTAACCTACTAGGTACAGCGCAGGGTAATTCTCCAACGTTTCCTAGGGAGTTGTATAACTTGTCTTTAGGCATCACCCGGAACAAGCCGATGGACTTCAGCGGTAATGATACCGTGCTGATACCGCGATTTGGAGCATTTGACCCTAAGACATCTCCCTCATCGCTGTCTGCGTTTGACTCGTTCAGCCCCCGTCATAACCAGGGTACAGGCGAGCGTGCAGATGAGGTCACTAAGAGACTGCGCGAGCTGAAGATCACCCACAATGTCATTGGACACCACTTTGATAAGGGAGAAGAACCGCCTTTTCATCTCATGCAACAGAACCTGGACCTCGAGAATGCAATCCAGGACCAGATGCGGCAGCGGCTCATTGACAGGCACATCTCACGGTTCCCGAAGGGTGGACAGTTCCAAGAATCGGCAGGCAAGCCCCCGTCAATATACTCGTTGCCAGAGTACGGGAGAGGTGGATACGGTAGGCAAGGACTTCAAATTGAGACGCCAGAGGCTGATGTCAACCCCCACATGCTATCGTATGCAAAGCGGTTTCCGTCATTCAAGGACTACGAGAAGTCCCCGTATGGTGCTCTGCGCCTAGATCCACGTACTGCAGGGGAGAAGTCGGAATACATCTATGATGATGTGGCGAATTTCTTCAGAAACAATGAAGAGGAGATAAGAAAGGCGGCAAGTAGGTTCCCGTATCTGCCCCACAAGGATTCTGGTAACCATGGTGTTGCGCAAAACCCACAGGTAGGGCATATCCTTCAAGAACTTGCTCGAGGTACTCGTGGTGAAAGGAACGAGGAGCTTGAAAAACAAGCCCGGGAGCTAATTCGTAAGCTTAGAACGTCGAAGTCGGACTATGGTGAGCTAAAGGTCTTCGGACCTGTTGGTTTGCATAGTGATAACTTCGCGGGTGTGCTTGCGAATAAGCTCATGGATCCACGGACTCTTAAACAACTTGAACGAGGCACAAAGGATAGGGGCCTACAGTTCAAAGCGATCGACTTCGATACAAGAAACCCCTACGAACAACTAAAGGGGTTCAATGCCGCAAAAGAGATGCAAGAAGCGCGGCAATAAGGGTAGGTAACGTAGTGAGGCCACCCTGGCCTTAAAGTACACACCACGACAACAGTTTGTCTCGTTCCATAATCGCCAGCAACGGTGGGGTGCCCTAAACACCCACCGCCGAGCAGGGAAAACCGTCGGCCTAGTTAATGACCTGGTCTTCGGCGCCCTAGAGTGCGAGAACTATAAGCCTCAACTGGCCTATATCGGGCCTACCTATGCCCAGGCCAAACGTGTCGCATGGACGTACCTGAAGGACTATGCCGAACCGTACATGTCACGGCCCCCGCAAGAAGCCGAACTGAAGATCACACTCCATGGAGACCGAACAATATATGTCCTCGGCGCAGACAACGCTGATACACTCCGCGGGATGTACCTGGATGGAGGTGTTGGCGACGAGTACGCCCTCTTTAGGCCATCCGTCTTCCCACAGGTCATTCGGCCAACATTATCGGATCGTCATGGGTGGTTCGTGTTTGCGAGTACCCCGCGCGGAAAGAACATCTTCTACGACGTCTGCAAAGAAGCCAAAAACAATCCAGACTGGTTCTACCTAGAACTACGGGCAGACACATCGGGGATCATGGCCCCCTCGGAGCTTACCGAGCTTCGCAAAGACATGGATCCAGAGGAATTCGCTCAGGAGTACCTGTGCTCGTTTGACAGCGCGCTCAAGGGTGCTATCTACGCTGATGAATTGAACGAGGTCTTTCTCCAGAATCGGATCCGGGACAACATCTATGATGAGAACCTCCCGACTAACGTCGTCTTCGACCTCGGCTTCACAGATGCGACTGTTGCCATCTTCTGGCAAGAGGCACCCAGTACAAAAGGTGATTTTCCTGTCCGGATTGTGCATGTTGAGGCGACGCAGGGGAAGGACATCTTCTACCACATTGACAAGCTTCACTCGTTCGTTGGTGAGCTGGGCGATGTGTGGCTCCCGCACGATGCGCGAGCGAGGAATCTTCAAACGGGTAGGTCACTGGTCGAACAGTTCCTCGACCAGAACATTCGTCCCAAGCTGGTTCCAAATCACAAGGTGCGGGACCGTCTTGCTTCGGCGAGAAAGATATTCCCCCTTATCGCCTTCGATAAACTTGCTACAGAAGACCTCATCGAGGCCCTGAAGGGCTACCGTCGGGTCTGGGATGACAAGAACCTGATCTTTTCAGACGTACCTTTGCATGACTGGTGCTCAGACTATGCTGATGCCTTTGGGTACATGTGCGTAGTAGCACATCCCAGGTTTGTGAAAGCAATTGCGAAGAAAGAAGGTAACGTGGTCCCCATTAACGATGGGATGAACTACCGTTACGCCTTGGAAGAACTGCACAATGACCGTTCAAAGACACTTGGGAATAGGCGTATCGCATGAGCTCCGACAGCCCATCTAGTGGTAACCCCACAATCGTCGATCCAGAGAAGCTCACTCCGATTGAGCTCTGGAAGACTGAGATTGCCTACGCCGAACAGGAACTGAAGAAGTACCACGAGCGAGCTAGGAAGGTTGTGCGCCGGTTCCTAGATGAACGCGATGCCATGGAATCAGGCATGAAGTGGTTCAACCTCTTCTATGCCAATACGAAGATCATGCGGGCGGCATTGTACTCGCAGATTCCAAAGCCGGAAGTCAAGAGAAAGTTCACCGATTACAAGGACGACCTTGGTCGAGTCGCTTCGTCCATACTTCAACGTGCCATTCAACCAGACGGTGACGATCCCCGCGACCTGTTCGATGCAGTCCTCCGACATGTATCTACAGATCGTCTAGTACCTGGTCTCGGTCAGGCATGGTGTCGTCTCGAGACCGATACAGAGGAAGATGAGCTGATCATCGAAGGTCAGATGCAGTCCGTAGGTGAGGCCGTTGATCACCATAACTTGCCGGAGAACTCAGGGTTCAAAACAGGACCCGCGCCAGACGAGCAACAAGTACGTACACCCCCGCAACCGCCAGCTGTAGCACCCCCTCAGTCTCCTATGGGAGCTGGCCAAGCGGGACCGCCGCCAGGGGGCATGCCACCTCCGGGACCTGGAGCACCCGGAGCGTCTGGCCCTCCGCAGCAACCTCCTGCGCCGGTGATCATGAAGTTCAAGCGCATTACTGACCAAAGAGTCGCGCTTGATTATGTCTATTGGGAAGACTTTCTGTGGAGCCCGTGTAGGGTCTGGGAAGAACGCCGTTGGGTTGGTAGAGTGGTATACATGGATCAGACCCAGCTGGTCCAGCGATTCGGAGCAGAAAAAGGGAAAGCTGTTCCGCTGAACCATCGTCCAATGAACTTGAACCTTAACACCTACCCTGGTGGATTGGTTCCAACGAACCAAGCGATCAAACAGGCGAGGGTCTACGAGATCTGGGATCGTATTCATCGCAAGGTAGTTTGGCTATGTAAAGACTATGACAAAATCCTGGATGAGAAGGATGATTTCCTTAATCTCATCGGGTTTGAACCGTGTCCGAAGCCGCTACTGGCGAACATCTCGACCTCAAATACAGTTCCACGTCCTGACTTTTACATGGTCCAGGACCAGTATTCAGAGCTGGATAATGTCAATAATAGAATCTCACTTCTTGTCCAGGCATGTAAAGTCGTCGGTGTATATGATCGAGCAGCAGAGGGTGTCCAACGAATGCTACTCGAGGGCTTCGACAATACGCTCATTCCAGTGGACAATTGGGCGATGTTCGCCGAGAAGGGCGGGGTTAAGGGTCAGGTGGACTGGTTACCTCTCGAGCAGGTCG